CTCAGCAGCTGCTCTGCGTCCTCCACACTGCGTGCCACGCCGGCAATGCCGCCTGCTGCAGTCACCGCATCAATCCACTGCTGTTGTTCTGGTCTGACGCGACCTGTAGGTGACTTCACTTCAATGCTGGTGAACACCGCTACCTGCTGCCCGACCATCTCCGGCGTGATCGTTCGTGTCGTCCAGCCGATTAGATCACTGCTGCCTTTGGCCAGGCCGAAGCTCACCGGTCTGCCGTGTTGATCCCGCAGCGTGCCGGTGTTATTGCGATGCAACCGCACTGGGCCGCGGCTGCAGGTGAGTCGGATCTGCTGCTGTATCTGCTGCTCGCTGGGCATTGATGTATGCGGGTGGTGCTTGCAGCGTATCGGCAGCCATTAAAAAACCCCTCGGGTGAGGGGTGGAAGATCAGCCGTTGAAGCTGTAGGTGACTCGATCGCCGGTGCCCCATACCTGCCAGCGGCTGTGGTGCGCGATGTCGGTGTTGCTGGCGATCAATGCGTCGGCGTGGCGGTTAGCCAGGTGCTCGGCGTAGCCGCCTTCCTTGAAGCGACGGACGATAAACGCTCGGTCGATGTAACCGCCGGATGCCAGAACCGCGAAGATGCCGGTGATGACGGCTTTTGCGCGGGGGCGGTCGAAGGTGTGCATGTGTGGGTGGTTTGAACTGAAGTAATTATGCACGCTGGCCGCTGTCCTGCGCCGTGTTGCGTGACGGTTTCTCAACCGGTTCAGCTGCGGCGGTGATCCATGGCGGAGTCAAGCGATATCCAGATTTTTTAAACTTTTCTGCTGCAATCTTTACAGCGTGCTTTCTGTCTTTAGCGATCACGAAAACGCAAAGGAAATGTTGTGATGCGCGTTGAGGCTCAAAAAGCTTTTCGGTCAAATTATTGCGAAATTCAGACATATTTTTCATGCACGCATTAACCAATCCAGTAGATAGATTGCCAAAGCAGCAAAAAAGACTTGAACCATTGGGCCACTCTGCTGGCGTAATAGGATCCAATGGAAGCTCTTCTATTTTGGCTTTTAATCCGTACTTAAACAGTTCTGCTTTTGCTTTTTCTCTAGTGGTAAATATCGCGCTAACTCGAAAATCCGAGTATTCGTTTGATGTAATTGCGTAGCAGATAGCCATGGGTGACAAGGGTGATGGTTGACTGCCGGGATGCGCTCCCGGCTGGCGGTGTGGGTGGCTCAGGCGGCGGCGAAGCCATTGCTGAGGAGATTTGCGTAGAGCTCCCGAGCGTGCTTGACGGTGTAAAAACCACTGCCGCGTCCCATGGTTTCGCCCCATCCGGCGCTAGTCAGGTGAAGCATGGTCACTTCGACTGACTTGCCGTTAGGAGCAAAAATGCAGCGAGCGGCGGGAGTGTACTGGGTTTCAGAGCGCTCAAGTGTGAAGGTGGTCATGTCCGGGTTGCGACTGATGTAATTATCGCCCCTGACCGCCCTGTTGCGCCGTGTTGCGTGCCGGTTTGCGATGCGTCACCTGCCCTTTGGTTTGCCGTGCGGCGATGACGTATCGCGCCCATGCGGCAGGATTTTTGTAGCCGCGCTTGCGGCCCAATGCGGTCAGCTCCCTATGCGACTGCGCTGAGCCCTGCTCCCGGCGGCGCTCGCGTTGCTGCAGCTCTACCAGTTCACCGTCAACTGTCTCCAGCTCGCGGCGTTCTGGCGTGAACTCATGGCCGCATTCCTCGCATTTGCTCACCCGGCTGGCCATTGCCGCAAAGCACTTCGGGCACACCTTCACCGATGGCGCTACTTCGCGGTCGCGTTTCTTCACGCCATCCAAGCTCCACTCGCGTTCCTCAAGGTGATGGCCAAGCCTGAGCGTGTTGCCGACGTGATCAAGTATCACCGCCGGTGGTTTGCCTGGTGCTGGTCTCAGGCAACGACCGATCATCTGCAGATGCAAGCTCACCGATTGCGTTGGCCGCAGCAAGATGCAACCGCCAACAGATGGCACATCCACGCCTTCGCCGATAAGCGCGCAGCTGGTCAGTACTTTCAACCGGCCAGATTCCAGCGCCTGCAGTAGATCTCGCCTGCAGTCATTGCTCATGCTGCCATCAATACTGGCGGCAGCGATGCCTTGACTGATGAACAATGCCGCCACGGCTTCGGCATGGGCAACCGAGCAGCAAAACGCAATCGCAGTCCTGCCGCTCAGGTGTTTCTTGTAATGGCTGCAGCAATCGCCCATGATTGTGCTCACACGTTGCTCAGCTTGTTTGGCGTCAAAATCACCCATCCGCTTGCGCAGTCCGCTTGCATCGAACCCAGGCGGTGCCAGCACACGAGCGCTGGCCAAGAAGCCGTTATCGGTCAACCACTTGGACGATGGACCTTCCACCATTGATTGATACCATTCACCGAGGCCGCGGCCGTCGCCACGAATCGGAGTTGCAGTGACGCCCAATAACTTGGCTGAGGCAAAGTGACTGATTACTTTTGCCCAGGTGCCTGCATTAGAGTGATGCGCTTCATCAACTACCAGCAGCTGAAAGAAATCACGCGGTAACTTATGCAGCCTGCGCGCTAATGTTTGCACGCTTGCTACCTGCACCGCATGGCTTAGATCCATGCTGCGATTGGCAGCGATCAATCCATGCCGCACACCCATCCGCCGAAGGCTATTGCTGGCTTGTTCCAGTAGCTCAGCGCGATGGACCAGGATACAAACGCGGTTGCCGCGCTTGGCAGCAGATTGCGCGATATGGCTGAAACAAATTGTCTTGCCAGCACCGGTCGGCAGCACCGCTAGAACACTGCGATGCCCGAGTTGATACTGGCCGCGGATCTCGTTGACCAGCTGCTGCTGGTATGGACGGAGTTGGATGGTCATGACTCTAGTAGCAATGATCCGGACTCAATTTCAGCTTTGCCGATAAATCTTGCCGCTTGCTTTGCGTATTCAGGCTTAAGCTCAATGCCGATGTAGCGGCGGTTCATTTTCACGGCTTGATAGCCCGTGCTTCCGATGCCGTTGAATGGATCGAGCACCAGGTCGCTGGGGTTGCTGTAGAGGGTCAGACAGCGTTCAATCAAGTCCAATGGCATCGGGCAGATGTGCTTTTCATCTTTGTCGGCCTTGAATCTGGCATTAAGTACCTTGGTTTGCATCGTGTCCATCCACACAGGCGAAGCCCATTGCTGCCACTGATCAAGCGTGAAATCTTCACGCGTGTGTGTTACTGGCTCGCCGATGTTTTTACCCCTGGAATCCTTGCGCATCACCAAGATGTACTCGGGCATTCCCATCGCGCTGACGCGACTGTTCTCGCGAATGTTCTTGTAAAGAAGCCGTTCGTGCTTTGTCTTTTGCATTTCACGCACTGGATCACGCCATACGGTAACCCGTGCGCGAAGGCAGAATCCGACCTGTCGATAGTTGCGACTGGCTTCGTCGGAGAACGGAAACAATCCACCTTCACCGGTTTCGCTGCTGTTTTGGTAGAAGACAGTATCTTTCACATGATCGCAGATCACGGCGCCTGGCTTGATCACTCGATACAGCTCGCGTGCCATGTAACGGTGATGCTCCAGAAATTCTTCGTGAGACGCGGAATTGCCCATGTCGCGCTCGGAATCGCTATATATATAAAGCGATGAGAATGGAGAACTGAACACAGCACAGTCAACGCTGTTATCAGGCAGACCCATCAACAGCTCAACGCAATCAGCGTTGTAGATAGCCCAGTTGCTGCCTTGGTAGTCGGGTTTCATTGGAAGAAGTCAGGAAGAGTGACAGATGGTGTACGTGTATAGGCACGGCGCAGTGTGGCCTCTTGTTGCAGTCGCAACATTGAATTTGCCATTGCGCGCTTCATGCGTTGATGATCATTAGCCTTGCGCTGCACGTTGCTCCAGATGCTGGCCTCGGTGTCGCTAATGATGACGTGACACGTGACTGGTTTAGTTTGGCCAAATCGCCAAGCGCGTCGGACCGCTTGGTAATGCTGCTCATAGCTGTGGCTGACACTGGCGAAGATCACCGTATTGGCGTGCTGCCAGTTAAGGCCAAGGCCGGCCAGCTTTGGCTTGCTCACAATTACACGGCGCTCTCCAAACGTGAATGCATCCAATGCAGCCACCTTTACGTCAGGAGCCATTGAGCCATGCACCTCGATTGCATCCGGTATCAACGCAGCCAGTGCCGATGACTCGCTATTGGTTTCACACCAAACAATCGCAGGGCCATCAGCCGAGTTGGCGATCTCAGCAGCGCAAGCTACTCGATCATCCATCGTTAGCTTTTTTTCGCGGTGCATCGTGGTGGCGCTGCCATCGGGGATTCTGAACAGCAATCCTTCCGGCACGTCTTGGGTGATGTCGGCAGTGATCGAGTGAACCAGATAATTCAATGGCGGCAAGACAAATCCATCGTCATCACCACCTAGATCTGATGGCAGCGTTGCGGCCCTGGCCCAGCTGGCCACCCAACGCCAAAAGTCGTCCTGCGCGTGGCCTTTCAGCCGGTAGCCGCCCATGGTGGTTTGATCGGAAATGAACCACCGGGAGAGCATCTCAGGTCCAGGCATGATGCCAAGAAACTCGGCGTGCTGGCCCAGCTCCATGTGATCGTTTGGCGCAGGCGTTGCCGTGGCTGCCAGTCGATAAGGCGTGTCAGCAAACGCCTCGCAAAGCATTCGCTTTGTCGGTCCAGTGAATGCCTTAAGGATGCTCGATTCATCCAACACCACTCCACCGAAAACCGAAGTGTCGAGCTTTGGCAGTCGTTCATAGTTGGCGATATTGACGCCAGCCGCAACATCAGACCGCTCTCGCACAATAGTCGCATTGACCCCAATCGCTTCGCATTCACGCTTCATCTGTCTCGCTACGGCAAGTGGTGTGAGAATTAGGGATGGTCGGTCACTGGCTGCGGCAAACTCAGCAGCAGCCGCAGCTTCAACGCGAGACTTACCAAGGCCGGTGTCTAAAAATGCAGCTGATCGACCCTTCCGGCATGCAAACTCAAGTGTTGCCTGTTGATGCTTAAACAGCTCCCAATTGCTGCGCGGCTCGAATCCAGCTGATCCATGCAGGCTGCCTTTTGATGCAATGAATTGGTGGTACTTGTCAAGCATTATCACACCACCTCCGGTTCGACTTGTTGCACCAGCCAGGTGCTGATCTCATGCGCTGTCATGCGTGGCTCGCGTTGTCGTAGCACGGTGATCTCCGCTGCAAGATGCAGCAGCACCTCCGCGACACCAGCACGCATCGCGCGTTGCGTATGCGGCGGGTAGTCAATACCGCTGAGCCCTTCTTGATACGCGACTATGCATCGTCCTAGTAATGTGTTGTCCATAGCTGTGTGGGTGGTGGTGCTGCCGGATTGGGTGCGGCTCCGGCTGGCCGCATGGGGGTGGTTCAAAACTGAGGAACTATTTGACGACCTTGGAATCGAGCATGAGTGCGCAAGGCTTCAAGCAGTTGCTCCCATGTAAAGATGGAAGCGGATTGC